CTTTAAAGAGAGTCCAGAGGACGAAGGCTCCTGTGATCCAACTTTTGCCAACTCCACGGAAAGCTTGGATCTGAAGACGTTTAGGTCCATTCTGAAGATAGTCTGCGATAGCATATTGAGCACGGGTTGGTGAAGGAAGGTCGAGCTGTTCCCAGAGGGCTTGTAAGAACAGCTTAAAGTCCTCTTGGAGAACTGTTACGACTGACTTCATCCTGTTTTACCTTTTCCTTTAGGCTTATTACTTGCTGTTGGTACTGAGTTACCTCTTAACAGTTGTTGTCTGTACCATTCATTCATATGACCACTATCGTCATATATTTGATACCAGTATTTACCTTTTTTAAATACACCATCTTGCCTTCCTCTTGATATTTTCATATCTCCACTTCCTTTACCATTCTTCTTACTCTTAATTGTCATACCAGATGCCATTTAAATCGCCTCCAAGGGGGTTGTAATGTGTTTCATGTGTGTTTGGTCATTTCAATTCTTTCTGACCCGTTGCTGGATGCTCCAGCCGTCTCCGTCAAAGACCTTTACATCGAGTATTTCCTTTTCTAATGCTCTTAAACGTGCTTGAGATTCTCTCATTAAATCACGATATGGAGTAGTATCAAATTTATCAGGAGCTGCCCTCATTAAAGATGGTTTTAATTTAATTTGTTTTTCTAAAGCATGATAACCGGGATTTCCGGGTGTACCTGCTCTATGATAAATTTTACTTCTTTGACCAGCAGGGTAAGTAGGCATCTTTACACTACCTCTTGCAGCTACAATGTTTCTAGGATCATTACCATGATACATATGTTTTTTAGCATCAGCTTCAACCCTTTTCAACCATTTAGCCCATCCGTTTTTTCTAGGTTTACCAGCAACTGTATATAAATAAGACTGTTGTAATTTACTAGAAACATGTATTGGTGTGAGATGATGTGCTTCCATACCTCTACTATTGATGTATTTCCACTTTTTTAAACCTCTTGCATTTAATGTAGGATCTGTAACAGCTTCGATTCTTAAATCACGAAGTTCTCTTTCTACTGATTCTTTGACTGTACTTTTTAATTTAAATTGAGGATTTTTACTTCCAGCTTTATTTACATATCTAAACCCATGTGTTTCTGCCATTTCTTTAGCAGTCATGCCATAAAACTCTTGTATCTGCTGACTTGTCATACCTGATGGCGGTTCAGCTAATTCCCCACTTTTAAACATATCTAACATTCTTTGTTTTTCTCTTTTTGCTAAAGAAGGCTGACTTAAAGAAAGTTCTTCAATTCTAGCATTAATAGGTGGTATACCTTCTGCAGCTTCATCTACAGCTTTTCTAGTAGATTTCTTCATAGCAGCAGCAGCTTTAAGCTTACCTAGTTTAGTTCTAGGACCAACAGGTGCAGCTCCAAAACCACCACCAGTTACTAATCTACCACTTTCTAATGGACTTAGTTTATCTAATTGTCTAACAGTCTTAGCAACTTGTGCTCCTTTTTTAATAAGACCACCTGTTACAGCATCTCCAGCAAACCCACCAGTCCATTTACCTAGACGTGGGTCTATACCTAATCTTTGTGCAGCTGCCTCACCAAGTTTACCACCAGCCCAGCCACCTGCACCTAATACTTGTAAACCCTGTTTGATACCGGGTCTTTCAGCAAGCCATGCAATATTCTTTAGACCACCACCAGCTAACCTCAAAGCATCGTCGTGCCAACCTTCTTGATCTTGTGAAGCAGCTTGTAAACCAGTTACAATATCAGTACCACGATCTTCTATCCAGTCAGCTACACGTTCACCTCTTAACTTTTTAGGACTAGACATCCCAGAATCAAACGCTGCGATATCTATTTGATTTCCAGTAACTAGGTCTGTCATTTATCTTTACCTAAAGAAGTTTCAACTTTTCTTTTCTTTAAAAAGTCTTCATATCTTTTACGAGCTTGCCATCTAAGGTCATCATCTAAACCAGCTTTAGCAGCTGGGCTGTTAGCAGTATCTTCAAGGAAAGTTGTTTTTTTAGCATCTTCTACAGAACTAGAAACTCTAAACTGTTTATCTTCATCCCTTGCAGCTTGAGCTTCAGCAAATGTTTCAACATCACCGGGTTCTACTTTATAATCTTCTTCTTCTTTTTTCTCGTCCATTTCAGCTTTAGCACCAGCTCTACCACCTAATTGATCTACATTTTCTTGTCTTTTAACAACCTCAACAGTAGTAGGATTATCCATTTCTTGAGCTGCTATCATTTCATTTTCCATTGAAATCGCATGATTGAGCATAGATCTAGATACTTGATCATTAGTAGCATGTTCAGCAGCATACTTTAGATTGAGAACTTCTGTATACATTAGATTATATGGACCAAACTCTGGTATATCTTTAGTTACAGTACTCCAACCTTGCCTTGGTTTTCTTACTGATGTTTCGTATTGACCACCTTTAGCCTGTTCTATTTTATCTCTATTTTGAATTTGCTCGACTAAACTTTGTGGTAAATCTGCACCTTGTTCTCTATTGTATTTAGACTGAACTTTTCTTTCAGCTTGATAAGCTTTAGCACGTTCATCATAATCCTTTAATGGATCCCATGCTGGTTTCTTTTCACGTGGTTTGTTTCCTTGTCCCATAGTTAATTAATGTGTGATAAAATTTGCTCCTCCCTATACGGTTTGTATCCAAACGTATCTCTCATCCAGTCCCGCCAATGTCTACTACCTTTCTCCTGATTACATCTCCTACACGCTGGTACCATATTCTTTGTAATTGTTTCTCCACCGTTGCATTTAGGTTTAACATGATCGAGTGTAAGTTGATTAATTTCATAATGGGTTCCACAATAAACACATGTACAATTGAAGTGCTCTTTTACAGCTCTTCTCCAGAGCTTCTTAGCGTCAGGACTTGTCATGGTTATTAGATTGTATAAGTAATGTTTAGGAGTTGGTAGTAGGGGTGTCACTAGGGTTTTTTACCTCTGTTTCTAGCTCTGTTTTTGGATTGGGCTTCGAGGGTTGTGCCCCCGCCTTGTTTATGCGAGACATCCAAGTTATCGCCATTACCATAGGTTTTTCGCCTTCTGTTTTCGGCATTTAGTGCTGTCCTTTTTTTAATTTGTGTAGGTGAACTATTAAACTTTTTTTGATAGGAATTCTTTTTTGCACGTGCCTTAGCGTGGGATCTATAGTACTTCGTGCTTAGACTTGCCATATAATCTCCGTTGTACAAGGTCTGGGTCGATTTTGGGCATTACAGCTGCCAATTTATCTAATGGATTGCCTTCATAAGCAACACCACTGATATCATTTTTAACTAGCCAATCACAGGCTGCTTTAAGTTCATGAGCAGAAGCTTCTCCACTCTTTATTCTTTTAAGGAATTCAGTTGTAACGAGCCGATGTAGCTCGTTAAACTGCTCTTCCGTAGCTCTTTTAGTCATTCAAGCCACCCTTTTATTCTAGGATCTTTTTTAACTGCCTCATCATAAGCAGCTTTATTTTTAAAACCACCTCGTTCCCAAGGTTTTCTAGTATCTGGACCGGGTGAACTACGATGATGTACTTTAGGTTTAGCTTTAGGTTTTGAAGCAGGTGTAGTTCTTTTTCTACTACCACTTAAAGGGAACTTTTTGTCATCCTTTTTAGGTCTTATTCCTCTTAATTTAGACATTATGTGCCGGGAAATAGTTGTTTTTCTATAATTTCTACAGCCTTATCATCTAAGGTATTGTCAGTAGTGGAAACAAGCTTTTTTAATACATCAATTAGCAATCTTTTGACTGATGTTGATGTAGCAAACTTGATAAGGATGGGTTTAATTAGTAGAATCATTTACTTTAGTGGGTTGTTTAGGGCAATTGTACTCTTTAGCTTTCCAAGGAGGTGTAAATCCTTTAACTGGAGTACATTCTTTTTTTAAATACTGCTTAACTGCAGCTTTCTTTTCTTTTTCATACTTAACTATAGGGACAACATCATTACACATGCTATAAACACGTGTACCTTCAGCTAACATAAATCCTTTACGTTGAAGTTCAGCACATCTCAGCATACGAGTTAGCTCATAATCAAGCCTCATCTTTTCTTCTTGTCGTTTTGCTATCTTTCTGCACTGTTCTAAACCTCTACGGTCCAAAGGAAACATAAAGTTAACTTGTCCTCCCCAGTTTTCTGATATTGTATAGGTTCTCTGGGTCATATTTTCATCAAATGGAACCGTATGATTACCCATATAGAAGGGGCTGAACGTCATCGTAGCCCCATTACAGCTCACCCCAGAACCGTAGTGCTGCCTTGAAGGAGCACCATTGTTCTGGAATTGAACCGCTTGATTTGTCACATTTCCAGTCGCTGCTGCAACGGGATTTGAAGTATTATTTGTCTCTCCTTCTGCTTTAGCAGGTGCTATTGCGAGAAGACTGACAATGAGACAGTAGTAGAGTCCGTTTCGATAGTTCTTTCTATCTCTGTTAGTTCTATCACCTGACTTGCTGCTCTCGATACTACTTCTAGTGAGAAGTCTGAACCGGGAGTTGTTAAAGTAAAGATTGAATCGCTGTCTACTATACCTCCAGAACTTGCTGATGTATGGGTTATATTGTCCCCAGACCATTTGTTTAACGCTGCTCCATAGGTTGTAGTGGTGATCTCCTCTGTTATTTCTTGAGTGGTTGTTGTTGTACTGTTCATCGACCCCTGCGTAAAGTTTGGGGTTACAATTTCTGCTCTCGCTACCGTGGGTGATGCCAGTAAGAAGAGTAAAAGCCATTTCTTCATCC